GTAAACTTAATATCCTCCCACGAGTATTTCACTACGGGCTCTTTGTCACTCATCGCTGCCATCGGATAATGTGTTGAACATTTTTTCCACCAGAGCTTTCGTTTCCTCAACCGTGGAGGTCATGGAATAGACATTCATGTTAAAACTGCCTTGCCCGACAGTGACATGGCCTTTTTCCACTCCATTCTCCACAATTCGGTAATTGACCGCTTGCAGGTTATCTACCGTTTCCTGTCCGTCGAATTGACGGCTGATGTTCTCGCTGATTTTTACTAACTCAATCATAATGTTTTGTATTTATGGTTAACTGATAATCCCGCTGTCGGGAATGTCGAATGTCACGTTTTTGGATAGGGAGTCGAGTTGGACGCCGGCCTCTCCCGACGAGGAGACCCCATACACGGAACAGGTTAAGTAATAGGTATGGGTTCCCGGTGGAAGGTCCGGATGTGTCGTTCCCAAAGGGATATTCAAAATGAGAATCCCAGTTCCCTTGTATTCGTAATCATAGATTGCGAGGAATCCGGATCCCGAAATGCGGAAGGTGTATTTCTCACCCACCGGAGGATTTCCGTTCGGAAAACTGATACGCACCTGAAAGTAACTCGAAAGGAAAGTGAAATCCACGATTTTAATCGGGGTATATGTGCTGTTTATCTCGGCTGTCATGGCTATCGATGTGGGTATGGGGAAATAATCCGCCACGGTGATCTGTTTGTCGACCCCTGTCCAGTATTCGAACGACTTCTTATCGATAAGGAACAACGTCACCTTCAAGTTCGCCCCTACCGAATCCTCCCCCGGAAATGTGTCGCTCTGTCCGACAGGAAGTATCGGCGGAGTAGTACCGTCACTGAAAAATTTTACCTTGAAAGCAGAGTACCACACATTGCCCACCCGCAAGGTGGTTACGGTATTTGTCGAGGTATTTGTCAGCAATCGAGCAAAACTGCTTCCATTTCCATCGGTTACCAAAATAGCCGGGTAATAATCGCCGATACTCTTGTCGGAGGCCAGCGACAGCCACGATTCGACGGGTACACCGGTGGGATTCACCGAAGTGTCGTAATAGTTGATGTCGACAAAAAGATACGGCACGTCCGCACTGATTTCATCAATTTTGCTTCCGGTAAGATTGGGTTTTGCGTTATGGTCGTAGCCGTCGAAATCGCTCAGGCGACAAAAATCCGTACCCGGGTGGGGATAGGCCACATAGTCGAAGGAGGTGTCATGGATAGCGACGATATTCGTTCCGTGCGGTATCGTGGCTTTCAGCCCATAGCGTATGCCCTGATTTTTGTCGGTGTCGCTCCCTTCCCACTGGTCGATATATGTCGTGACCCCGCCGGCCTGTTGGGGATAGTTGTCGGATAGCGGCGCAGCCTGCGGATAGCGCACGGGTTTATGACGGCTCCATTTGTTGATACGTCCCGGACGGCCACCCTGCAACAGGGGGCGTTCGAGGGCAACAATGTCGGCCACGTCCCATACCCCGTTTGCCGGGTATATTCCCAGCAGGTTATAGGGGTCGGTTATCGCTACCGGGGCTGCTATCTTGTTTTTATCGATGGCCATACGCTCACTTTCCTCCTTTCCCTTTTAATTCGGACAATTCCTTTTTCAATCGTTCCACCTCTTTTTTAAGGGCTTTAACCAGACGGGCGGTCTCCTGCGTTGCACCGGCGATGGTGTTGATATAGTCGGGCGACAGGTAGTTCAGAGCCCCGTAACCGTCCTCTGTTTCGTAGGCCATCGATGGCAATACCTCTTTCACCTTTTGGTACAGCAGTCCCGTATGGGCTTCCCCGTCCACACCGCCCTTGTTACGCTTCCGTGCTTTTTCGGTGTATCGGAAATCGCATACCCTGCCCATCGCCAAGAGCCTGTCGGTATAACTTCGGGTATAGTCGAAATCTCGCTTCAAACGCTCGTCCGAAGTCGTTAGAGCAGTGACCGAGCCTTGTGCCGAGATATTGCCTTGCGACGATATATCCCCTTTGGCGGTTATGATACCGTCCGACGTGACACTCTCCTTTGACCTTATGTTATTCGTCGCTACAATCCTTCCGGCGGAGATGGAGACAGACTTACTCCCGGTCGAAAGGTTTATACTCGTAGCCCTGATTACATTCGCTCCATCGATGTCTCCATCCATCGTTATATCCCGAACTCCAGACAGACTTCCGGACACATCGTTCGTTCCGTCAAACGGATTTCCCCAAAACAGGCGATAGTTCTTGAGCCTGTCAGCTGCGATGGAATCGTTATCCGTCAAGGCGACAGACGGGGTAACCACGGTCAGCTTGCTTACGCCGACTGCCGGCATGGGAGACAACGATATGCTATCCACACAGTTCTCGCAAGTCCCGTTCAATGCCCCGTATGTGTTATAGACGAATATGGAGCAGGTCTGGTAATCCGTCTTGGCCGAAACCCAAAAACACACGTGTCCCCCGTACAAGAACACCTTCACGTCACCCAAATCGTCACCGAAATGCGTACCGGCCGTAGCCGTAAACTCGACATCATTCGGGGCATAATTGTACGCCTGTACGATCGTATTGATAATTCGTCGGCTATAATATCCATTTCCAATCAAATGCAACGTCAACATAGCCGCCTCGGCCTCCTCGACTTTCGTGCGAATCAACCACCCGTTTCCGGTGGCTGTCTCATACATGCCGCCCCTTTTATACAGGAAAGCCCCGTTGTCAAGTCCGTTCAACTTTTTCGCATTGTCCGATTCGACCGCACGCCCGACTGTCAGCCCCGTATATGTACCGCTCACGTTGTTTATCTCGGCCAGCGAATAGGTAGGCTTGTTCGGCTGCTGCACCCAATCGTACAGGGTTATGCCTTTGGTGACAACGATGTTACCGCCCGTTTTGCTGACGGCCGTCACCACATTCCCTGTACCTATCGTAGATGCGCCGGCGTTGGCGAGTTTCCAAATCTCGTTAATCGTATAGGCATTGAAGGTCTCCGTCATCGTGGTGTTGTCGAACACGCCGCCCAGATCGTCGAACCCATGAACGAGCTTGATGAGCCCTCCTCCGCCACCGCCGCCCCCTTCTCCACGCCATACACCAAGAGCGGATATTCCACCCTGTGAATACACATTAAATTTCGAGTATATCGTATTTTCCAACTCTGTGTCGAATTTCCACATATCGTTAATACGGGCAAATCCTTCCTGCATTTGTTTTACAGTCCGTTGATACGATTGTTGCAGGGAAGCCGTCATATCATTGATGGCAGAAATCAAGTCGATATTCTTATTAGCAGATGCAACCTCTTCTTTCAGTTCTTGCGTATTCCCTTTTATTAGGTTGTTCCCGATGGTAATAGTCTGTTCGCAAGGATAGTCGAGTTTGGTTGTAAGGCTTATAACACGAGTAACATATGAATATCCTGTGTTTATGTATTCGACTTTTCTTCCTATGGATAAATCAGGATTGTTTTCATTGAACACCACAGGATTAGATGAAAACTGGTAATTGTTTTGGTCGGAAGAAAGCCGTTCTATTTCTTCGTTCATAGCCGTTTCTAGACGTATGTACGCCGAATCTGTATATTCTTCCGGCATTTTGACGTTGAATAGGATAATATCGTCATTTTCCGACGGTATAAGTCCCGTAATAGCAGGGATAATATAGTTACCTTCTTCCTCTTTATATTTAATCTCGAAATCTCCTTTTTTGACTTCGAAGCTTATACCATCATCACTTGTTATTGTTTTACTCTCATCATGGTATATAAGCTCAAATTCCATACCTTGCAAAGCCCCCGATTGGAAATGTACCGAAGGTACTTTATTGGGTATAAGCATACCATTCGGATTTTTTTCTTCGTCATAAGTGGAATTTTCGAAGTTAAATTCCGGTATTTGAAAATACCATATCGCATATTGGTCGTATATAGGGTCTCCGTTTTCATCTGTGCCTATCTGTATTTTATCATTCGTTTCCGAGTCTATACGCCACATAAGACGGAATCTGACATCTGATATGGAGAGTTCCGATGAAGGGTATATATCATCGAACTGGAGGATTTTGCTAAATATCTCTCCCTGTTGAAGGTTTGGCCTTATATCTTTATATCCGTTCGGATATTTTTTAGGGTCAAGAGTCAGCCGTTTGTTGACCAAATTGTTGACATTAGCACCTTTGTATTCCTGTACGATGTTTCGAGTTGACCCGAATGCGTAAAATCGGGTATAATACCCATCTTTTCCCTCCGTGACCGAAGGTGTATTGATGTTTTCACCAACTTCGAGAGAAACAACAGCTCCATGTTCGGATTTCGACAGATGAATAATCATGGAATCTTTCTCAACCCACCATTCTGTATCAAACGCAGATGCTATACTGTTCAAGGCAGACAATATGTCGATTGATTGGAAAGACAAAGAAGTGGAAGCGTTAAGAGAAGAATCGACGGCGTAAGTCCATGTATCCCCGGTTTCGTTCTCGATAGACTTACAAATAACACTCATGAAATTGGCCGGGTTATCGGTAAGAGACCAATCCGGCTCCCGATTAGTTATCTCGTTATTCTCATCATAAGAATACATGAAAAAAGGCACTTTACCCCATGATATAAATTTCGAATGAAATTGTGGTTTGTATTGAAATTCGACCTCGTTCTTTTGTTCTGGATTATATGGATCCAAAAGAGAATATTTCTCACCATCGAGTATGATATAAGCCCCTACCGGAATCTCTTCATTTTGGTCCGAGTTCCACGACAATTCTACATAATCGGATTTCATCAATTCTTCTACATGAACACATTCTTCTGTTATAGGAACTGATAAAATAGTATCTCCTTGTATGTTTTTAATGTCTATCATGATGGTTTCGTATATCTTCATACGATTTCAGTCAAAGATAATAAAAGTGTATGAAAAACATGCTCTTTTTTATGAATTTCTATCTGCTGGATTATATTCGACAAGTTTTAGAGAAAATCGTGCTATTCCTCTCATGAATTGCGTAAATTGATTGCATGAAATATAGATTGTTTTGTAAGTAATATTTGGTTGATACTTTGTTTTTATATTTATTATGCCTGTTGCCAATTCTTCACAAAAGCTGTTGTATCTTGAAAAGAATTCTTCTTCCGTTTTTGCCGTCAGGTTAAAAGTTAAAGTGATATTTCGTTCATCGATTTTAGGATTAGAGGACAGGACTCGTTTGCCATTTTCTAATCGAGACTTGTTTTCGATGAACTCTTTTAAAGGTGACGGTGTCATTAAGTAGGAAAGAGATGATGTATCCATACTTATACCCCAAGTTGTATAGCAGTCTTTCCCATTTATGTAAAACTCTCCCGATGCCATTTTATTTAAGTATAACTGAAGTTTTGTCTTTATTGATTTCTACAGGACAATTTCGTATGTTTATAAGTCTAATAACTGCGTAATTACGGGCAACTATTATAGCTCTGGCTCCATGCATGAGTATAACTTTGTGAACTCTAGTATTATCGTCAAATACTAGTTCCGCATTGGTATTGCCTATTAAAGCAATATTGGTATCATTACTTCTTTTTACATTTTTAGTGTCAACAAACACGCAATAATTAGCAATATCATTACTCATCTCACGGAACGTTTCAATAGGAGGGAAGTTGTTCTTCTCACAAAACTCTATGCCTTGTGGTGTAAAGAACAACCATACTAGAGTTTTCCAGTCACTAACACCATAAGACTTATCGCAAGCTCCTTTTTGTAAAGCAGCCATCATTATTTCTTTTACTGTATTCATATCTATAAATCTTTAGTATTCCTATTGACTTGTGCTATATCGGATTTTATATCAATTAATAATTTCGTATATTTTGCAATGTCTTCTAAGTAGCTATTCGTAATCACATGTTGATTAAGAATGTTATTTAGTATAGAATTGCTATTAGTTGATACAGATAAAAGAGAATTTAGAGAGATTACGGCTGAAATCATTTGATTTTTGATTTCTTCACCAGAAAGCTGCAACGCTGTAAACCGGCCGTTTAATTCCGTTGCTGTATCTTGTGACATGGTTTCAAAACCTTCGGCTGTCGACTTTTGTTCGGTGGTAGAACTTTCTCCCATGAGACTATCAGCCCAACCGAATTGAGCATCTATTTCTTGTTGAAGCTGTTCAGCCATGTTGTTGATGTAATCTTGTTCCCATTGAGAAAGCACGTTGTCGGCATAAAATTGTTGCAACTTAGTGCGTATTTCCTCCATTTTATTTGAGGATTTAATTGCTGCCTTAATGCTCTCTGTTACCATTTGTTGCATCATCTGCTTTACAACATCTTTTGCAGATTTAGCCCTATTCTCGCCAGAAGCCCATGCATCTGCATAAGCTTCTGCAAAGTTGTCAATAGCACTTTTTAGGTCTTCACCAAATATGACATCGATAGCTTTTTCTTTGTTATCAGAAATGAGATTGTTTATTTCGTCAATTTGATTTTCCCATTCTTTTATTCTGTCGCTATCTGTATTCTTTTTATCTTGTTCTTCTTTAATTTGATTTTGAATAAGTACTTTTTGTTGTTCTAGCAATTTATTTTGGTCTTCAATCAAGCTGGAAGCACTCTTTCCGTAAGCAGCTTCAATGGACTTGCCTAACTTTTCATACGAACGGTCAAGTGTATCTACCTGATCTTGTAATTTCTGAATCCGTTTTTCATTTTTTGCGTCGTGGATTTTTGCGATAGAGGAAGCAAGAGAGGAGACAAGACCGATGGCAGCACCAGCAGCAGAACCTATCGGTCCAAATATAGCACCTGCCTCTGCTCCTTGCATAGCTGAATTGAGGCCGTCCATAGCCACATTGATACCTTCGACAATGCCTGACAGTGTATCAGATCCGAAAGCCTCTCCGAGATTTGAAAATGTGTCGGAAAGGAATTGGGCTACACTTAATACCTCACTTAATCCACTTCTTATTTCTTCAAGTCCATCTTGCAATTTTTTTGTATTTGAACCGGCATCGAATACTTTTTTAAGACCATTAGCTAGTTTGTTAAACCCCGTTTCAGATTGATCTGCGGAATTACGGACATTATCTATACCTTTTCTAATTCGTTCTAATTCTTCGGGAGATTTACGCAATGTGTCGAAGGTCTCTTTTGTCATACCAAATTCAAGACCTTTGTTTTCGTCCCATTCGCCTGATTGCAAGAATTGGAATGCCCGTTCAGCTTCATTAGCAATGAGACGCATATCTGCAACTGTGTGTTGACGCATATCGTCAAACAATTTACTTATGGCAGACGTAGATTTATTCGCCTCTATATCCAAATCAGATAGTGCCCTTTTTGTTTCTTCGTCAATAGACTTCTGTTCCCATTCGTTTTTGCCTACCTTACGAGATTCGCCTTGCTCAATAATAGCATTACGCTTTTCATAATAGTTCCCGTAAGCGGCAAGATAATCGTTCATTGCGTTAATTTCATCATCGAGAATTTCTTTGGTCTGTTTATTCTTATTCTTTTCATTTAACCTATTTGCGGTATCAATATTTTCCTGTTGTTCAGTTGTTAGTCCATTCTCATTAAGCTTGGAGGGTTCAATCTTAGCTACTTTGTTTAACTCGGCCAGCTCTTTCTCTTTCTTTTTAATTTCTTTTTTCTGTTCTTCATAATAGTAGTTAATTTGCTTCAATTTCTTATCTTTACCTTCTTCCCAGAGGGAGATTTCTTTCTCTTGATTTTTTTTACGAAGCTCAAGAAGTTCATCAACAAGTTTCTGCTCGGCCTCTTTTTGCTCTTTTGCTTGCTTATCTTCAGCCGCTTTATCAGATTTGGTTTTAGGCAGCTTTGCACGGAGTGCGTCAATTCGTGATTGTAACGCATTGTATTCCTTGCTTCCGCTTACAGTTTCTCCCTGCTCTTTCTCTAATTTTGAGATTTGTGTTTTGACTTCATTGATTACTCTCAAATCTTTCTCACGTTCAAGTATAGTGTCTTGAAGCGACTTGATATAAGCCTCTTGTTGATCCACTGCTTCTTTTGTTCCGCTGCCGTCTGCAAGGGCCTTTTTTAATGATGCAAGTGAGGTTTCAGCCTTCTTGATTTCTTCTTCAAGTTGGGAGATGGATTTACCTTCTGTTGTAAAAATATTTTCAGTAGGTGAATCAAATGAGGGTTCGGGAATGAAATATTTGTTTCTGTATTCTTCTAAATTTTTATTTCTTATTTCAGCTTGTCGCCTTATTTCAAATAGAAGTGTATTTGCACTTTCTCCCCATCCAGTAGATACATCATTAAAAATCCTTTGAATTTCTGTCGGTATATCTCGACCGCTATCCAGCCAGTTTAACCAATTTCGGTAGACTTTTAATCCAGACTCATCTCCATATTTTTTTGTAAATGCATCATATACTTTTGTTAAGTTTTTTTCTCTGACGCTATTGTATATATCTTCTTCTTGTTTGGCAAAATTGGTATAATTTTGTGCGGCCATAGATTTACGTATGGCTTTTTCTAATTTTTCATATTGTCCAGCAAGAGACCCTGTTTTATCAATTTCTTCATCAATGCCAGAAAGATACTTTGAATAGCCATTTACTATTTTTTCTTTTATAGCATACCATTCGTCAGACCATTTTTTAGCCTCCGTAAGTTGCCTATTAAGTTCCCTTAATGTGGACATTTCATTTAATGCAGCCACTTCGGTTTTACCAAATTCATCGTTCAGCCTTTCCTGTGCCTTTTCTGCTTCTGTTTGATAAGTGACTAATTTATAAATACCTAAACCTAGTGCTGTTACTGCCGCTGCTACTGCGACATATGGGTTGGCAAGTAAAGTCTTGTTGAGTAGGGATTGAGCTTTTTGTGTAAGCACCAGCCAACTATAATGTATTGCCTCTTTAGCTGTCAATGCAGTAATACCAGCAGCTTGAAGGTTATGTAATGCAGTAATAGCCATAAGCGCAGTTCTGTATGCTCCGTATGTACCGACCAATTCAATTAGTATTTTTCCTACTTTTTCATAGTTTTCTATCAAATAAGAGACGCTGGATAATGCATCATTGATAATACCTTCATTCGCTTTGCCGATCTCGTTCAACATCATCGAGAAACTATCTCCTATGTTAGAAATCTGTCCGGTAATGGTTTTGCTTTGTTCTTGCATTAAGTTAAAGAACATACCACCCTCGTTGGTAAGGTTCTGTATGACTTTCTGAACCTCTGGAAACCCTATCATACCAGCTTCTACCATTCCTTTGATTTCACTTTCAGCTACTCCAAATTCTTTGGCAAGTTCTTTTATCATTGGAATACCTCGTCCAGTGAATTGGTTTAGGTCCTGTGTATAAAGTCGACCTTGTGTCATAGTTGTACCATAGAGATATACTAAGTCTCCCAAAGGTTGTGAAAGTCCGGCTGCAATGTTCCCTAATCGTATAAGAGTCTCGTTAACATCTTCAGCAGAAGTACCGTAAGCCAGTAATTGACGAGCTCCATTGGCAACACCTTGTAGATCGAATGGAGTTTTGGCGGCTGTTTCTGTGAGCTGAGCCATAAGGACGTTTGCCTTTTCACTACTTCCAAGCATAGTGGTAAAGGCGACCTCTAATTGTTGAAATTCACCTCTTACTTGTATAATATTTTGGATAAGTTCTTTTGCTGTAAAGCCAGCCCCAAAAGCTGCAGCTGCTTTCGTCATTTTGTTGAACATATCTTCTATGCCCAATCCATTTTTTTCTATTTCCTTAGAAGTATTGGTTACTCCGGTTTCTACTTCTCGTAGTTTACGAAGAAAATTAGAATTGTCGCCTGTTATATCAAAATGAAGTCCGGCCATGAGTCTTTTCGATTAAAAGGGGTAGATGTAACATCACATCATTTGCAAATATACAAAAGTGTATGAAATTCATATACTTTTGATAAAATAGAATAGAGTTAATAAAGTTTAACTAATGTGTGAGTATAAATATTTTAATAAATGATTATTGTATTATACTTTTGACGAAACAATCTAAACAGCATAAGATATGGATTTCAAAGATACAATTCAACAGATTGTAGAGAAAATTGCTAAACAGAAGGATAGCATAGCAACGGAAGAAGCGACAAAAAACTCTTTTGTAATGCCTGTGATAGCAGCATTGGGATATGATGTATTCAATCCCTTTGAGGTTGTACCGGAAATGGATTGTGACTTAGTTAAGAGGAAAGGCGAAAAAATAGACTATGCCATAATGAAGGACGAAAATCCTATACTACTTATAGAATGCAAGCATTGTAAACAAAACTTGAATTTACATGACACTCAATTACAAAGATATTTTGTCGCTTCAAAGGCTAGGTTTGGGGTCTTGACGAATGGAATAGAATATCGCTTTTATACAGATTTAGAAAAGGTGAACATAATGGACGAAAAGCCGTTCCTTGTGGTGAATATGCTCGATTTATCGGACAACGATATTGAGCAACTAAAAAAGTTTCATAAGTCTTATTATAATGAGCAAGATATATTGAGCACGGCACAAGAGTTACAAATCACGATACAAGTAAAAGAAATGCTTAATCGTAATTTCCAAATGCCGGACGATGAATTTACACGTTATTTTGTCCGTAATCTTAATGATGGGAAATATACGGCAAAACTTGTGGATCAATATAGACCTATTGTTAAGAAATCCATTGCTTTGGTGATTAACGATATTATATCCGACCGTTTAAATGTGGCTATGAAGAATGAGAATAAGGAGGAAAAACAGATACCACAGGAGGTTGAGAATGAAAATCAACAGCCGAACGAAATGAATGAAGAAAAACTTCCCGATGGTGTAGTATTTCAAGACCGAGAAAAAGGTATAGTTACTACACAAGAGGAGATAGATGCCTATAACATCGTGCGTAGTATATTGAGGCAGTATGTAGATGTATCTCGTATTCAATATAACGACTACAAGACTTATTTTTCCGTGAACATAGATGGTAGTACATGGTGGTGGATTTGCCGCATTTATATAGGGAAACGGAGTAAAAAAATATGCTTGCCAAAGGATAACTACAAGACGAATGAATGGATTGACATTGAGACTATCGATGATATTTTTAATTATGCCGATGGTCTTAAAGAGGGTCTTGATTTGGCATTGAAAGAGGCGAATTATTGGCTTGCAAAGAAAAATGAATTAGAAAAATGACAAACGTAACTAATACAAATTTTAGAATTATGAGAAAGTTTTTGCTAATCATAGTTTGTGCTTTATCCATTACATCTTGCTCAGATAATGATCCTGAGATATTATCAGTAATGATTAATGTAAAATGTGATAATAAAATTGCATCTCCTTCTTTGGTTCGCTTATATGAATATGAAACAGCAAGAGACTTTGATGACAGCTATATGTCTACAATGGAGTACGGCGATTCTCAAGTTTTAAGAGATAAGTTGGGTAATGAGTTGACTCCCGCATATACATCTGACACGTTTTCTGGAATAAATATTTTTGAGGATATAAAAACAGGGGTATATTTGGCTGTAATACTTTATAAACCTGACGGCTTTACATGGCCTATGTTTTATTTTTATGGATATAAAGTAATTAATGTTGACGAGGATAATAACGCACTTTTACATAATATATGTTTTTCTTATAGTGAATACGACCGAGGTAAATTCATTGAGTTTTAGTCCCACTTCATGCCTTTTATTTTATCCATATTTTTAGGATCGTCCCCGTTTATAAATGTTCGGTCCGTAGATATATGATATTTCTTTATCTCGTTGTCTGTAAGGTATATAGATGTTATGTAATCATTAAGTAACATATGCAGGTTGGCATAACTAATACCCCATACAACATAGTCAATAGTCCAGCCATAGCGTTCGCAGGCTATATCTATCAAAGTTCCATAAATACTTTTACCTCCAAAGGTTATAGTGTTACACTTCTTTTTCTTGATTCTTGATATTTTTTCTTGTTCTTTTTTCTCAATATCAATCTTAAAGTGTTGAATAAACTGGTCAATGTTATCCTTTGATAACACTATTATGAATAGTTGAGCAAGTTCTTCATTCGATAGGTTGTCTTCAAATAGCTTTCGTCTTTCATTTATTAGGTGGCTATTGAATAATTCTTCCTTTTTATCGAATGTATGGTAAGACAATATTTTGCATATAATATCTCTTTTGGAATCGCATAATCGTAATGCTTCCATATATGGATTTATAGAAAGGAAGTCTTTATTTATTTCTAAATTTTCGGTAAGACGTGATAAAAGGTATATTTTACCCAATGTGGCAGGGTATAAGTAGAATTGCATTTCTCCTATATGGAACTCATAAGGTCTTTCCATGATAGTATCTGCAATATCCATTTCTATTATTTTCCCTTCTTTGTCCATGCAAAATAAATTATATTGAGCGCAACTGTGGGGTCGAACCACAACTTTATACATGGAGTGTATATGTGCTACCGTTACACTAGATACGCAGAACACGTGGGTACGAAGCCCCCACGTTTGGCTCTATCTACAACCTATTGAATTATCCACCATCACTTGGATTAGGAGCTACTTCGAATTTATCACCGTCTCCAGACTCATCTTCAGGATCGCATTCAATTTTACTGATGTTTCCACCGGATTCCGTCACGATGATTTTACCCCACTGAATTTGTTTTTTATCGGCGGCTGCTTTCAACGCATCAAAAGTGTATGCCCAAACACCACCGTCAGCAGAAGTAAAAGTGTCTTCAACGGAAACTGTCGTTTTCTCCATGCAGAAACCTTGAACTTCTGGGTCTTCCGGTTGAACAACAACAGCATAATTGTGTGCAACAACACCATCGCTATCACTTACAGGACGCTTACGTCCTTTTGCGGCACGAATGTTCAATGCCAAAGCATAGGTATTCTTTCCATACTTTACATCCTCATTTTCGCCTCCTTCGATTTTTGCTTCTTGTTTATCTCCTTTTGTTGTTGTCAACTGTGTAGAATCTTCCACAGGGGTAGGTAATTCCTCCCATTTAGGAGCAGAAGCATCCAAATCTTTTATAAATACACGGGGCTTACCCCATCCTATTACTGCCATGATATACCTAATTTATATTAAAAATTTATTCGTTATTTATCTCTATGTACAGTTTGTTATTAATGAAATGCTCTGTATGTCCGTCTTCAAATGAAACTCCTGTTGAATCAGTTTTTTGACTGCATTGTGATGGAACCGTATGATATTCGTCTTTTCGTATAGAGAATAAAAACTTCGATAGTTCGCATAATTCACGAATTCGGATTGAATCTTTTTCCCATGTTTTGGTTTCAGAGTCCCATAAGTCTTTGACATATATATTGACATTCACATAGGCTCGTTGTATTTGCCCGCAACCTTCATTTGCAAGAACAGATATGACTATATCTTCTTTATCAGATTTGTTGGGCCTTCCTCTGTCACTCAATTTACCGGAGACATTACGTTCGAGTTCTGTACCTTTAATTTTGTGATAAACGAACTTAGCTATTTCAATATCGGATTTCATTATTTCGCAATCTGTCTTTTAAGTTTTTCAAGCATCAATGGAACTTGTTCTCTTGCCCAAAGTTCGGTTGATGCAAGTACGTCTTTATTATCCATCGCTTCTACAAATTCAGCATAGTTCATTCCGGCGACTACGATAAGTACATAGTTATTAGAATATCTTTTAGCAAGTTCTTTCGCTAAGTCTTTACCTGTTTTTACACCTTCTGAACCTTGATTCACTTGGTTGAAAGTTGAGTATTGAATGATGTTCTTATTATGAGCAATCACATATCCAACCGAACTACGCAAGTTGCCTGTTTGGTCGTACCAACTTTTATCACCTGCTCTATCACGAATTTTTGTAACGCATTGTTCGCCAAGTTTGGATAAAGCACGAATAGTAAGACGATCGACACGCTCTGCTTCTCTCATGAGCATGTCATGCACTTCGCTTAGCTTGGTGGTCATTCTTATACCCATAGTTTACATTGTTTCTGGTAGCGATGGAAACCTTTCACACTAAACTCCCTTTCAATTCCTTCAAGCAGATGTATCTTAATCCTGTCACCGATCATGAATGTTCGACAATTTGCACGTAGATAAACTGTATATGAATAGCTTCTTACAATACCATCGTCAAACTCTTTTTCAGAGGCTTTACCAGCAGGAACTGCGTCGCATTCAATACAGCCTTCCCAGTTAGTTTCTCCTTCATGATAATCACCATTGCTATCCTCGTAACCATCTTTTGATACGAGGTACTGCAATCTGTGTGGATATAGTCTTATTACTGACATATTACAAAAGGCAGTCACCTATATATACCATTGGCTTTGCCTCCAACTCTACCGAAGGTTCACCAATGGCATTATAGATTGAGTTAACACGTAACAGAATACGTTCTTTGTCTTTATCTGATAAAGAACCGAAAGACTTGTCTGCTTCAGAAAAATTGATAGCCTGAACTAAAGACCAAAGACAATCAGCCAAAGCTCCCATATACTCCTTTGAGTTCATTGTATCTGAATCGCAATCACCAACTGGATTGAGTTTGCGTTTTATCATCACATTCTCTACAAAACCTTCTGGAATAGGGTAATGTATTTCGTCTATAAGAGCTTGCTGAATTGTCTTCATGGCTTAACTATCTCCATTTGTTGTTTTATATGATTCAACAGCTTTTTTGAGCTTAGCTTCATCGGCATCATTCAATTTGTTTACAGCAGCAATTAACTTATCGTCTGGAATAGTCGTCGATAAGTTTTTACCGGTTATTTTATTGAACTCTGCGACGAAGTTTGCTTTTATGTAAGCTTGTCCCCAAATGGTGATGTTCTTATCGGTAGAATCTTTTCCCTCTTCGGTAGTGTCAATCGTTTGAGCCTCTGAGATGTCAAGAGAGTAGATTTGGTCTACGTTTTCAATAACAGGGAGAACTAATGCTTGACCACTTGTAAATTCCTGCAAAGGATCATTTTTAGAATACTTGCTGATAAGTTTGTATTCATCTACCGTGGAATAAATTACTCCTGCTACGGGATTAGTAACTTCTGCAAGTGTGCCCCAAACCAATGCGCCAACTTCTTGTGTAGTAAGGAATATTAGTTTGTTCGCATTCCACGGTTTGTACGGAATGCGTTTACCATTTTTCTCAGAAATGACTGTACGGTCAATCTTTAAGAATGTAATTCCGTTGTTGTCATCGGCAAATGCTTCGTCAAACAATGTAGCAGTAGGAACAGGTAACTTAGTGTTGCTGTCGAATGTCTGACCTCGATAGTTGGCAACCAATTCTTTTGCCCATTGTTCTTGTCTCATTTTATTGTAAGTCGATAACGAGATTGCTATCGTTGTAATTGAGTTACCATCTGCGTCAGCTTTTGCAATAACACGCTTTATGTCATCAGAAGAAATAGTTCCAGCTGTTTCTACACCAAAGCTATTTTGCGGTAAATAGTTGAAATTTATGCGCAATCCAGTTCCTGTATTGTTTTCATCTTCAACGATTACAACTCCATCAGATAAAGCAGTTAAAAAGTTTGCTTCGTTCTTTTCATCGATACCAACAGAGCAAGCTACCGCATCGTTGGTTAGCTTGTTAGCTATATTAGTGAACGCAGCTCCTTGAGCTTTCATGATGTTGATTGTGTTGATCTGAGTCTCACGAAGAATTTTTTTCATTCCGACCTTTGGCAATGTACCATTTGCGTGAGCAATGGAGTCTCTCATCTTAGGAGGGAGAGGTGAGTCCATTGCTACCATGTCGGCCGCAACATAAGTTGTGTTAACTGATGCACTTTCCCACTTTTGGTCTGCGGAATATTCTTTGCGAAGCATTGTCTTGTGAAGATATGTAAGCTGATTGCCTCGCTTACCATTGATTCTCTCGATGATGGTTTGAAGTTTCGGGAAAATCTTTCTGATGTATTCAATAAATAGTGATTCTTTCATTTTTTACCTCCTTTCTACATTAATCGTGTAAGAATACAAGAGTTGGCAATGCCGTTTTCATAGCCGCTTTTATGTCGTCTATGGGGTATGGACTCGCCAAATCATTGACTTCGCCACTATACATAATACCAACCAATGGTTCACTAGTTGGTTTTGTACATACAACTACTCCTACATATTCATGAGAACCGGGAAGTGAGTCGTATCCATCGCCAGATGATTTTACGGGCATAGGTTTGTACGTGTCTGTTGACGTATCACGAATAACAACGTGCCCGGCTTTAATAACCGGAAGGTTATAATTTGATACGTCAAGAGTACGACCTCCGATAATGCCAGCTACATAATGCCGGATTACGACAGAATCCATTCCGGCATTGAGAACTTCCATTTCGCTTGATAAATTTGCTGTTGCACCCATTGTTACAATTTCTTTTTTGACTTAGAAAGTGTTGACTAAATCTTCAACTTCTTTGTCGGTTAATACTTCGTCTTGTTTACCCGAACCTTTACTTCCGGCAGCAGGAGGGGTTGCCAATGTTGCCAAACCTGCATCTGCACGCTCTTGATTGTAATTCTTCAGGTCTTCCTCAACATCTGAATAGAACTCCTCGAAATCGTCGTCACTTTCAAAGTTCATCTTAGAGAAGCTTTTTAAGGTACGTGAACCGAATGTTCCAGTGTCTTTCAGCAGGGCTTCAAGTTTGGCTTTACGCAAGTTAGAAACTTTTTCACCTTCCAATGCTGCAAAACGGGCTTCCTGTTGCTCTCTGAAAGACTTAAACCATGCGGGTTCTTCGTCTTGTTCATTTCCTTTGTTGTTGGGATTTTTCTTGTTTGAACCAGCTGGACGAGAGCCGCCTTTTGACGTGTCATCGTCAACGTCGTCATCATCATCTTCTTCTGATTCGGGGTGTTTTTTCTTCCATTCGTCAAGCAAACGGTTGGCTTGCGACTGGCCGAAAGTGAGGTAAGGGAGAACCGCTTCTATCTGCTCGTCGATTTCTGCGTTTACATCCTCTTCTGAGGCATCTTCTGCGGATTTCAGGTTATCGGCAATATTGGCGGCGATACCCTTCAATTCCTTTGCGTTGAACCCTAACGCCTTCGCTTTAAGTTTCAACCTTACGAAAACTTGCTGTTGTCTGTTCATTTCATTTAGGTTTAAACAAAAAAATAGTCTGCGTAGCAATGTAGCCAGCAGACTATTCGCATCTTCTTTCAGATGTGCCTCCGCCTAAACGGACAAACAGGTGTTTACGACAAGTCGGGTGGCGTACATCTTCATACGCTTTTTGCAAATATACAGTAAAGTATATGAATTTCATACACTTTTCAATAAAATATTGATCGAGTTTTATTTTTTTTAAGAAAAGAGGATAATAAAGAATAAGACAAAGCAAGACAAAAACAAGATGGCTGGGAATGAGAGATTTATCATCAAGTAACCAAAGGCAAGTGGAAGTGAATTTGCGTTATTATCCAGTTATTCTATTGAGAATGGCAAAGATTGTTTCGTCAGTGAATCTGAAAATTGCGTGTGAGGTTGCAGCTGAGATACTATATAAGGCATTCATCGTTCATTGAAAGATAATCATTTTCAGTTAGAATAATACTGTCTAATAATTTTATATCAAATATATCTAATAGATTTTTAAGGGAGTGAGTCATTTTTATATCCTCATTACTAGGGTTTTTGTTACCGCTTGGGTGATTATGAACGAATATGACATTAGTAGAGAGGGTATCAATAGCATATTTGGCAATCAATCTTTTGTCAGCTAATGCGCTGCATATTCCTCCTTGAGAGATTTTAGCATACCCGGTTATATTGCAGGCTTTGTTCATCAATATAATGAATGCACTTTCGTAAATAAGAATATCTTCATGATAGAACTTTCTTGAGAAATTAGCAGAGTCTATAGAAGAATAAACTTTGACAACTTCAAAATCTTGTTTTTTTGCTGTTATGCTGTATTCTACTGCTTTCTTTTTCATTGCTCTTATGTATTTAGTTATGCTATTTCGAATTTGCGATTAGGATTGTATTTTTCTAGTCTTTTGAGTATATCTTCTGCACTATTTTCTAAACCGACAAAAGTGTAGAATGTAGGTTGGGCATATCTTTCGCCATTCTTCTTGATTGAATAAATAAATGCTCCTTTAGATAAACCTTTCGAATTTGTGTACTTTGTTGCTTTCATCGTTTTTGTCTTTTAATTGTTAGTAATGTTGGTTTGTTTTAGTATTGTAAAGATACTCATTATCAGCGAGTTATCCAAATATTTACAGCGTTATTTTGCTCATAATCAAGAGTTTAACTTTTGGTAACTTGGATATTGTAATATCAAAAACGCCGACTTTCACAAGCCGGCGTACATAAGAGCAATGAAAACTGCAATTATTAATAAATAATAAGACAGTCTTCGATACAAAGATAGAGGTTTATAGCGATCATAAAAAGTCTTTTAGTAATTCTTCGTCACTAATAAAATCATAGTCAAGTGGATAAAATGTATTAGCAAGTGCATCCATATAGTCAGGCGAACGTTTGATACGTTTCTTGATTTCTTCTTTCGGTTCAATTATAATCCGTCCATCGCTTTGGAACTTCCAGTGTGTCTCGGTTGCTTCCTCCATGAGTTTATCACAAGGGGGAATAGCCGCCCCAAAACCGTTCTTCGGATTAAGCCAATCACGTAAAGACCAATAGCAGTAAGCTCGCATATTGGCAAATTCATATTGTCCGGTAAGGTCATGCAAGCCTCTTGCACTCTCGGAATACTTGCAAGAATAAACATTCCTATATCCAAGTTCTTCCAGTCGAGAATATACTCCAGCTCCTTCACCTATTGTATCGATGTACGCTTTGGATTTTTTGTCAGAAAGATATATGATGTGCATTCCTGCGACATGCATGTGATCCGCTTTTCCAGCAGATTGGTGAACTTCAAATTTAGGGACATAGTTTCCGTATCGAGGGCAAAGTACACTTTCATCTCGACCCATACCAGCAACATCAGAACCAATCTTACATGATTTAGACGGTGTAAAACCTTCTTCTTGTAAACGATTCCAATTATCATTTGCAAGCTCTATCCATTCATACGGAATAAGTACATCTTCGGAGACTTTTGGAAACATACCAAGTACCTTGACACGAAAAAGGTCATTAGGTCGGTATAGACCACCTTCCCACTTAAAATCACCTTCTCCTTCATTAAAATCTGCCTTCTGAATGGGAGAACACCAATTTATCACTTTATCTTTTACCCATTCATAATCTACTTGACCGGGAATGACTAATTTCCTTTTGACTACATTCTCTGCATTGAGTGAGTTTAACCGGAATTTCGCAAATCGATTGGATTTCATGGCTCGTGCGGCATAACCCGTAGTTATGTTAGGATTAAACACGATGAGTAAACGGGAATTTCCCTGTAAGTTACCTTCAATAGCATTATATGTTGCTTCTGAAATACCCGATGCTTCAGTAACGACGAACATTGTATTCACAGCGTGGAACCCAGACCATGCTTCAGTATTGTCATCACCAGCCTTAAACCCCGTTAAAAACCATTCTTCATAATCAGTCTTTATACCCGAAGACAACAATCTTCCCGGAAGAAAAACTGCATTTCTGTACAAGCGTGAGATTTCCGGGATCATAATATTCTGTACCTGCCTTGCTGTTGGTGCAGTCATGGCAATTTTTGTATTCTTGGATAATTTGCCATCTTTCCAACGTGGAGTGAGGTACATAAAACACATAGCAGCACATGCTGCAACGAAGTCCTTACCACGAGCTGTACCTGATGCAACAGCTGTCATAGGATTGTGCTGGACAGAGGATATGATAGATTGCTGCTCGCTGTCTAAACGAACCTTCAAAACATCACGGCAAAACCTATTCCAGTCTTCTATCCATGACTTTAAGTAGCGTATGTCCTTGCGTACATGGCTCATTCCTCATCATCAGGCAATTCTTGCATCAGTTTCTCAAATGGATTGACAGTAACCTCCTGTTCCAGCCTCTCAACATATCCTCTCTCTCGCATTTTGGTCTTACTAAGCCAAATGAGCATTGTGTTGCCTTGTTCTGTCAAAGCCTTTGAGAACATAACAGTTTCTAATTTATCTTTGAACGCTTCTTCTACTTCCTCCCATTGCTTCCTAAACTCTTCATCTTTCTCTTTCCACTTGTATGCAATGGAACGAGATATTCCGGCTGCCTCACACGCTTTCGTAACGTTAAGCAGTCTTGCATCAAGTGCATTCAGAAAAATCTCTTTCTTTTTCTTTACAGGAATCCTAAACCTCTGTCCCATCTTTATTTACCTCCAATACGTTATTTACTATTTCCAACATCTTACAAATGCTTAATGCCTGAGCCTTGATTTTATATTTCGCTTGGACTTTTGCACTGATTTCATTTAAATGGTGCATGGTTTCCATATCTACAAGAGTAAGATTTCCCAACTCTTTTTCCGAATAACACTCTAGCGTTTCCATGAGTTTGTCGAATGATGCTTTCTGCGTGTCTATGAACATCAGCGTTACAGGAACAATTTCGTTATTCGGCATTTCTACTGTGTAATTAATATCCTTTACACTTTCCAATACTTCGTTACTGATGTGTGCGTATTCTTTTAAGGCAACATCAGTTATTTCATCAAGTAGCTGTTTTAATACCTCCGCATCGTCTTGACCAACAATACTGTTGTGACTGAGTTGTGTCGCTAATAGCCAATCGTTGGAAGTGTTATTCTCATCAATATACATTACGCGAATAGAAGTAAGACCTGCCATCTTTGCTGCCTGTGTTCTATGATTACCACTGACAACTGTATATGTACCATCATTATGCTTTACACAAAATGGAACAGATGAAAGCTGCCCATCTCTACGGATATTATTAACAAGTGCATTAAATGTGTCATTGCTCATAAAATGAGCATTCTTCTTGACAAATTTAATGTCAGAGAGTTGAACTTCCTCAATTTTAAATTTTTTCATATTACTCCTTTCTAGGTTCGTTACCATATTTCTGTACAAATGCTTTTAAAATCTCATCTAAATTTCCACGAATACCTGAATCTTGAATATAGTGAAGTTTACCAACGCATCTTTCATGTAACTTGAATACTCCCCGATACTTCATACTTACGGGCTTATCAGTAAACACAGAAGTGGCAATTATACCACATTCATGCTTGTATCTTATATTCAATTCCTCTTTAAATTCAGTTGAAAGCACACCTGTAATAAGTAATCTGCTTAGCTTTGGTATAGTATGGTCTATCACAAAATCTGACTTCATCCAAACTGCATCCATGCCGTATTTGCTGACTTTTAAGAAATCAAACATACAAGCTCCAAATACGTAATTATCTAAGAACCATAAATAGCAGAATGGAGCCGAGCCTAATACTATACCTTTCTTCAAATATATCATACGTAGATAATCTATCTCTGACATAGAAGCACGCATAAAACGAAATTTGCTATTTTCAGAAATGGAATAATCATCTGGTAAACGTTTGTACTTTAATGGAGTAATAGCACGTTTATTAAAACTGCTATCACCAGTACTACTTACATTGGAATAAATATAAGTTCTCTGGTCTTTGAATACCTCTCTGCGTCCCATGAAACCATGTTGCGACAATGCCATGTAATTCACCTGCTCTTCATCTATCTCAGAATATTTTGTACGGATTCTTTCTTGCCAACCGAAATCATTCAACAAGAAGCGTTGTAAAGCATTGCTTGTAGCTTTCATACCGGAATGAAACTCATTCTGATAAATCAAAATATCATTTTCATTGCAATTAAGTATAGCATCCGAAATATCAGCACAATACAGAACTTCAATGTTCTTTGATTTCAGATTATCAACGAGTTTCTGATAACGTTCTGTGTATTTCTTCTTGTAGTAATCTAAACGGGACACGAAGTCATCATATAGTGACTTATGGTAAATATCCTGTGAGTTCTTATGCTTTTTTATGGCATTGAAAAGATGAATAACAGCTACCATTTCGGAAGGATTGTCCGACTGTAAATCCATGAAACTATACTCGTCGTTGAAACGTAGCTCTTTTATCTCTCCCTTAATAGCTTTATACATAAGATAGATAAAATACTCTTTCGTATATACCTTTATCTCACGGTTAGTAAGCACTTGTTCTATATCCATGTAGTATGAGTTTACCACATGGGCGACATCAAATCTTGAAGCCTCTTTTTTGATGAAAGAAAGCATCCGGTTTGACTTCTTGAACATAGAGCCTACTACCGTAACATTATCCGAGTGTTCTGCCGCCCAAAGTAGCGGTTTATGTCTTTGGGGAACTTTGGAATAGTCAATATGAAACACCTCAAGACACTTATCAATTGTGGAGAGTTGCTTATACTCTTCTATATTTTCATGCAGGTAGGCATACTCTACAAATGAATACATGAATTTGATTGTCTCCAATACTTTATCAAAGTTCCATGAACTGTTGAAGATTCTGAACTCTGCCGTGCCAATCTTGGCAATGGAACATAAATTGAGCCAATACCTGATATGTCCCCTGTCTGAACCATTGTTGAATACTTTTAGTAGGTTGTCGATATTATCAGCTTCTAGCACACGTTTCACCACATCATATGGAGGGCTTGGCACGAGGTATTTTGTTTCCCACCACTCGGCTATATCGAATATCCGCTTGATTGGATATGCTGTATAGTAGGAAAGGACAAACATACGCTTGATAACATTCAAATCCATATCTTTGATATACAGATGTGCGTCAAAGCCTTCATTCCACATGAGGTAACTTCCTGCATCTTTCATTGTTTTGATGAAGCCTTTCAACTCCTGTAAGTCTTCCACACAATAATGGTATGGACGAGTGTTTATCTCGCCACCAAATTGACCGTGGTGTGTGACAGCCGAACCGTCCGAGTTATTCATCATGGTTAGCTTGTTGTCCGTCCATTTATAACCGACTGGAAGGGAAATGCATTGTTTGTCTCCATCGGCAAACTCCAATTCCATGCCAAACGTGCGGTTGGCAATGTAATCAATCCACGGCTTATCTATATTCATGTTCTGCATACCTCAACTTAACTAAGGATTTATAATTGGGAATGAATGTAACAATGTCTCCGATACAATAATCAGAACTGTCACCGTATACTTTCATTATCGTGTATTCGCTTGAGCTGTTAGAAAAGTCCAAATGGTTATCAAGGCAACGACATTCCCCCATATCAGCCATTGAATAACCGCAATCAAGTAGTATTTGATTCCGCTCAGGGTAAATGCCGATAACTTCTGTATGCAACTCGATACCATTTAACCCTAACTTTTCATCATCGCTGTTATATGGGATTGTGCCAAATAGCATATATTCTCCAATGCGCACGTCGCTTATGAATTTAGGTAGATCTTCATTCTGTCCTAACCAAAAACTACCACCTAAACTGATAGATTCAATGTAACTATTCAGCTTAGACCATATTTCACACAATCGTTGCATATTCGGCCTGTTTCCATTTAGGCAACCGGAAGTAATCATACCATAAGCGTGAGAATTATCATCGCATTTACGAACCGTATTAGCAATCTGTCTTGCTTCAAATAGGCTTACTCCCTCTCTGTTGTCGAAAGCATTGATGGGAATATATATTTTTTTAATACCCTTATTTACTACACAATCCATTGCTTCATACGCAGTAACAGTTACTGTCCCTTTCTGATTATGAATTGCTTTTCCAATAGAGTAGCACACGCTATCTTCAAAGTGAAGCGAGAAAATGTCATTATCAACCCTATAATGGATATGTCTCCAAATATCCTCATAGAAGTCTTTGAACATGAGAGAGACAGGGACATTCACAAGCGTTTCCGCTTTCTTGATGTTCTTTATAACATTATCAGTATATATGATTACTTTCATAGCTCCCATTTTAAAATGATACGTTCAGCTCCTTTGTATTTCGTATCTCGTTTGAATGAGAACCCGACATTGGTGAAACTTTTTATGCTTGCTTCATTTTTAGGAGAGGTCATTGCAAATATCTCTTGTGCACCATTAGAAACCAATTTTGCGATATTCGCATTGAGAAGGAGGTACTGGAATCCATTTCCTCTGTAACCAGAACAGACAAAACATTTGTCGACGTATGCCGTACCGTATTCCGTAAAATAAGCAAGCGAGTAGGCTACAAGAGAACCGTCTAGCAATAAGCCATAACTGCAACCGGATTGCAAACATTTAGTTATATCCTGTGGTTCTGATGCAAAGCAGGTTTCAGGATTCGAGAGCATGGTTTGTTCCATTGCTTCAATTTCAGAAATGTCAGACATGGACAGCGTTTTGATTTCCATCTTACACTCAATGCTTCCTATATCAGTGGGAAACAAAGGATCATATCTGTCTATCCATGCTTTAGATAGGAATACATCAATATCTGTTTGAGGTAGTAATTTTCTTCTGTAATTTTCAAAAATACCTAATACAAACTCTTTATGCTTAGTTAGTTGTTCATTCTTCAAAGGGCACTTACCACTACGAAAAACAAAGCCTTTATTCACTGATTTTATCCACAATGGATAGGTACGACACATGATAGGTTTATAGCCGTTATCACATGATTTGCAGTTTTTAGCGATACATTTTACCTTTTTACCGCCAAAATAATCATTATCTATAATTTGTAAATGGGATATTTCCTGTTCGTGTCCAGCAAATTCATGGGGTAGAATAACAATATGTCCGTCCGATCCGAACGAACAACATTTCCAACCGCAACCGGAGTTTTCGCATGCTCTTATTAGTCCTTTATCGTACATATTCTTGGGTTGTATATAACTTCATATACATTTTGTGTTAAATCTGCCGAGCGTATTCCCGGCAGACTTAAACACAAATTCAATCATTCTTCAAGCTACTTACAAGAACACTTATGCAATTCTTCGGCTTCTTTCAGTCGTGTCAGATAGCAATTTCTATCACCCCGTAAACTGCACAAGCTTTAATGTTCTTGCTTTTGCTTATCGCTACTATAAGGGTTGAGCGGAAACAGGGAATCGAACCCCACTCTTTGGTTGGAATGCCAACGCTCTGCCGATGAGCTATTTCCGCAATATGGGCAGCCTGCAAACCGTTTATCAGAATTTCCACTGCCCTTCCTTGTACTTCGGTCGTTATTTCTTATCTCTGAGGTTGAAGTGGGATTCAAACCCACGAATAACGGTTTTGCAGACCGTTGCGTTAATCACTTCGCCATTCAACCAAACCAATGCTGTCAAACCACCGCTTGCTTGGCAAATCTGACAGCATCCCATCAAACGCTATTGATGGTTGGCATTATTTTCAAAACAAACTCGCTTGTTCATAATTGGGCTCTTTCTTCTCAACAACTCCAAATTCTGTGATTTCAATACCAGTATTTTCTGTGATCCATTTTGCCAAAATATGGCGATGGCAGAAATCACCCGGTTTTTCGTAGCAACAAAGAGCAACGTCTTTTCCTCCGCTTAACATTTCAATTTGTTTCACGACTTGGTTCGCATCTTGGCTTGCCAATATTCTGTCGTAAAGTTTTAGGTATTCATCGTGGGAACAAGGTCCACTTACCATATAACGAGTCGGGCAAACATTCAGCATTTGTGGAATACCAGCTATAAATCTGGGTTTTCCGATTGCTACGCAAATCATATTAACTTCCGCCTCTTTCAGTTTTCGGATATTACCGAAATACGATGTAAAAATCTTCATTTTTTTGTTCTTTTTACGGTGTAAATATATAAAAAGTATATGAAATTCATGCACTTTTAGTGCTAAAATTGTCTAAACTACCACGTTTTTATTATTTCTATGACTTTTTCATATTCTCCAGCGTGTAACAATGACGCTTCGGTATGGAAATTTATATCAGTTAATCGATATTCTATAAGTAAACAGGTATATTCATCACCAATTTTGCGATGGTTTTGATGTTTCTTGGCAAGTGATTCCAATTCTTTGCAAGATAGACAGTAGTGATTCTTGCGATTAAGATTCCGCATCTTATTAACATCTTCTTCTTTCAAATCTTCGTATGTCATGGCTTAATCCTCCTCAAATTCGTCTTCATATACAAAAATATGTTTACCACTTCCACAAATCTCGACTTCCCATTTATGTATGTTCGGCCAATATTCGATTAGAATTATGTTTCTATAGCCTTTATATGGCTCTTTCAATGTTGCTGTTCTCATTGCTCATGATTTATGTGATTTGATACTCGTTTCTTTTAGCTTAGCGAAATAATCAATCCGATCTTTGTCTTCATATCGCAATCGCTAGGAACATCTTTCTATGCTGTCTCTCTGTTTTTTACTAAGCATATCTGCATGTTTAGCCCATTCGATTGAACCGGCAGGAAGAAACTCAAACTTAGGGAAAAATTTTGTTTCATATGAAAACCTCACTATTCTAGCATATTCCCTCAAATCGTTTGTTTCTGGGTCTGTGGAATTAGTGGTCTCTATTGATTCACATACAATTACCATACAGGGCTGGTATAGAAACACAATTTTATTTGCTTTCATTGCTTTTAATGCTAAAAATGTGGATCTATATAGTGATTTTGATAATGCAACATAAGCAGAACTCCATCTTTGTAATGCTGCCCTTCTGCTACCCAATATCCATTCCTTCTTTTGGTGAACACTTTTGGTGCTCCTTCCAATTTTGGTAGGACTTCATATTCGCTGGCATAATAGTCTATACATTTGGTTTGATTGAAAGTAACTTCAATCTTGCATGGAGAAATAATTTTAGTAACTGTTGCCGCTCGTTTATCCGAGTAATAGCAGACCGTACAGCCAAGTCCAACTTCGGGTACGAGATTTTTGATTGCGTCCAACTTCGCTTTTTCCTTTTGCTCTTGCCAATCTGAGAATTTTATACCGCCGGGATATTTGCGACTTTCTATTTCGTGTAGAATAGCAAAACTCCCCTTGCTTGTTAATTTCTTTGATATTTCCATTGCTCTGTATTTTATCCGTTATACGTTGATGTTATTTCTTCTGCACGGAGTTCTTTTCTTAACTCACCGTTCCTATATATTCTCACGGCTACTATTCTAACTGTATCGGATAGGAAACGCCCGCAGTCATTAGCTAGCTTAACTTGTAATTGAATAGCTTTTGCTAAATTTTTAGTACGCTTTCTTATGGTTTTCTTGAATCCGAAAACATAATCTTCGGTATCGATTTCGAACTGGTAGGTGTCAGAGTGTAGTATCTGACTCAATTCAGCTGTCATTTGTTGTATTCTATTCATTGCTCTTATTGTTTAAGTGGTTATTTTGGATATATAAAGATACAAATAATATATTGAATATCAGTAGTTTGTGTTTAAAATATTGCTTACTTAAACTTTGTTTAACTTTTTGTCTCTCAGCGACTTTTGGTCAAGTATCTGTGCAAACAAACCAGTTGCAAACACTATTTCACGTCCATACTTATCCTTGCATCGAATGTATATATCTGCATCTTTACCAGACATATAAAGCTCATACAGATTATTGTATGGACGAATGCAATCACGGAACATTTCCGATGCTGTCTTTGGCTTACGATAACCACCTCTGCCCATACTTTTCAAATAATAATGATTTACTTTTCTCTATCTCCTTGTCTGTGTCGATTCCGAGTTGTTGATAGAAAACAGAATTACCGGATAGGCATTCATGTGCTATCTTCAATGTTCTACGTTCTTCTTTGGAGAAACCAACTCGAAAAGTAGAGAATATAGCTAATGCTTCTTTCAAATAGCCGGAGTGGAGTAGGGATATAGCTTTACTTGTTTTGGTTTCCATAAGGGTAAATTTCGATGTCTTCAAAATCATCGTCAGTAAGGGCGATTTCTTCTGTGTTTATCATTTCTTCTACTTTCTCATGAGCGGAATCCATGTTTTCTGCTTCTACCACCACTACCTTCGAGTAGGTTTCGATTATTCTGAATTTGTATTTCATTCTATATCCCCTTTATTTAGTTTTGAATTTTGCAATCCTGCATGATACCCATCAATCCATATCAACAATTCTGTGGGTTTCAGATACCCGCTTATCCTGTGACATGGAATGCCCCCTTCTATTACTCTATCCCCAGTAAATGATTTGTCGTGTATTACGAACGCATAATACCAATAAGAGAATGACGAAGCGGTTAGATGCATTTGATTAGCATGACAGTACTTTTCTAATTGTTTTAATGCTTCTTTTTGTGTCATAACTGATGATTTATAGATTTTCGTTGATTTTCTTTTCTGTCCGTTTAATGAATCGTTTAATCATATCTTCTAACTCATTCCTTAAATCGTCCTTGTCAAGATATGAGCGGAAAGTTTTCGATTGTAAAATATCAATGATAGCATACGATTTTTATCCGTTAGATTTAACAATGATTATTCGTCACTTATTACCCCCATAATTTTACTGCAAGATCATAATTCTTTTGAGCTTCATTTACTGCTTTTTTGGCATAAGTAAGAGTGTAGGAGTGTTCACGTGGATATTTGCCTGACTTTACACCTTCATGATATTCTTTGGCTTCTTCCAGCTTGTGCGCATAAAAGTCAATACTTTCCGGCATAGATAGGTTGATGGTTGTAGCACGCTTGTCCCAGTATTCGGCTTCTCTTTCATGTTCTGTTGCTTTGTCGCTAAATTCAACGCTTTTACCCATGTTTCTCCAAGCATCCGCTATTGCTTTTCTGTGTCGTCTTTCGCTATGATGTCCTATTTTAATAGGTTCTCCAAGTGAAAGAAAATCTCTGTCCTTATTTGACTTTTCGAAATATTCATGACTTTTTTTATTTGCTGATACAGACCATTCACGTCTACGTTCGGCTCTACGTTTTGCCCATTCTTGTACGTTGAATCCGTCAGCCCTTACGATGGAGTAATAATAGAATCCGTCACGCTCAAATATCAGATTAAAAACGATACTTTCATTCTCTTTTCCATACTTGGTTGTAACTAGAATTTCCTCACCTCTTTCGTGCTTTTCTTCGCACTTTGCCAAAAATACGTTTGGCGCAAACTTGTAATATGTGTTCATTGCTCTTATGTATTAAATTGCTAACTTTAATTTTTCTATATCTCGAATAAGCCTATTAGCTCTCTGCCTTTCATTGCTTGCAAAGTCCTCATTACAGATACTTTCATAGAATGCTGCATTTTCTTCTGCCTCTTTTAACGAAATCTCTTTGCGTTCTATCAAAGACTTTATTGCATCAATATCATTGCTATTAATGACTTCTTCTAAAGCTGTCCTTTTTGTTAATTCGATTGTCGCTTTCATTGCTCTTTGTCTTTTAATTGTTAGTAATGTTGTTGTTTTAGTATTGTAAAGATACTCATTATCAGCGAGTTATCCAAATATTTACAGCGTTATTTTGCTCATAATCAAGAGTTTAACTTTTGGTAACTTGAAATGAAATATGAATGAAATGGAGTATCACGGACAATAGGTTTAATCTATTGGTTTTTATTAAAGTGACCCGGCTTTTGTTTCCACAGTGATATAGCCGGGCCACCGCTCTTGTTGTTTTGGAAGAGCACGTGTATTTGGTGTATTAATCTCCACAATAACGCCCGCTTTGGTTTCTGTAATACTCTATTATACCTCTTTCCATTGTTGCGTCGAATACAACCGATTCGGGCTTTTGTTCGGATTCCGACTTTCTCATTAACCGGCGGGCTTCTTTTTCGGCTTTGCGGGCTTCCGCTTTCATCTTAAACCATGCGTTCCTCAAACAAGCACTGAATGACTGGCAGAACTCACGGCCGAGAACCGAGATAGAGCGTTTATACATTGACCATGCCATTTTGAAGAGTTGCGATTTGTTGATTTTCGTTTTCATATCTTTGTTTTAGTTTTATGATATAAAGATACAAGATATAACTTGTATATACAATAGTTTGAACAAGATTTATCTTGTATTTAACTTTATTTATACAAGATATAGCTTGTATATACTAATAAAAAAACGACTTTTGTAACAGAAATAACTTTTAGGGTATGAGAATAAGAGATATTATTGAGCAAAAAGGTATAACTACAAAAGAGTTAGCCGAAAGAATGGGAATTAGCCAAAGTGCATTGAACCAACATATATCAGGGAATCCTTCGATTAAAGTTCTTACTTCAATTGCTTCTAATTTAGGAGTTGATATATGGGAATTGTTTATATCACCAGAAGAAGTACGCCCCAATAGCGATACTACTGTATTGACGTGTCCTAAATGTGGAGCGAAGTTAAAGGTAATTGAGTCAAAAGATTAAGCCATGAACGAGGAAATAACAAAGCTATTACTTCAATGCGACACGTTGAAAGCCCGTTTGTTGGGGCTGCGCCCATTACCACCGGATGCCCTGCAAAAGATAGAGAATGCGTTTGCCATTGAATACACCTATGAAAGCAACCGGATCGAGGGAAATACGCTCACACTGCAAGAAACGGAGTTAGTAGTGAACGAGGGGGTTACTATCGCCGGAAAGTCAATGCGGGAACACCTTGAAGCGATTAACCACGTTGAAGCGATAGACTACATAAAGGACTTTGCAAAGGGAGGTATGGAAATATCGGAGCGCACAATCAAGGAAATACACGCTATTGTGCTACATGGCATAGACAGAGAGAATGCCGGACGTTATCGGTGCGTGCCTGTTATGATTTCGGGAAGTACACATGTCCCTCCACAGCCGTATTTGATACAACCACAAATGGAGGCTTTTATGACAAGGTTTTCCGGAATGGAGGAGCAGGGCATTCACCCGGTGCTCATTGCGGCTTATCTTCATGATGAGTTGGTACGAATACACCCGTTTATAGACGGGAACGGGCGCACATCTCGGCTTCTGATGAATCTATACTTACTCCGCAACGGTTATACGCTGGTAAATCTCAAAGGCAGCAACGAGGACAAAATAAGCTATTACAAGGCACTGGAAGCCTCTCATACGGAGAACAATCCGGCAGAGTTCCAAAAGGTCGTTATACGGGCTGAAATAGAATCTTTAAGCCGGTATCTCTCAATTGTAGGATAGTATTGTCTGGATTTGAATTAAAGATTATGAATGAAGCAATGATTTCATTTGTAACTCGTTTAAGTTTATTTATTACCTAATCACGACCTAAATTTAAAGTATAAGGAGACAAAAAAGGAGGGCGTTTTGCGTCCTCCTCATTATGGGTCCTGCTTTATATGCTTACCACAAAGCAACCTTTCCGCCTATTCCCAAATCAAGGGTGGCCGTTGTAATTCCCAAAGCTTGGAATACTCTACTCATCGTGGAAAGGGTTATAGAACTTTTACCGCTCTCCAACTTACAAATTTGAGAGCGTTTCACGCCTACTTTTTTGCCTAATTCCTCCTGTGTGAGGTTCTGTTTGAGCCTTTCTGCCTTGATAGCCTCTCCAATGTAATAAGCCTGCAAATCATCTTTGAGTTGAGCTTCCATAGCGTCCCTTTCGGGAGTGCCCACCTTTCCCCATACATCATCTATCAATTTGTCTGCTGGTGTGAAATTCATCTTTGCCATATCTGTTACTTTTTATCATTAAAATATTCTTTCCTTATTCTCTCTGCCTTTTCTATCTCCTTTTTAGGGTTTTCTGCGTCTTTTTCACTATCCCGTGAGTAACCACTACCAAAGCCCCTTTCTTGGTGTCCCAGAAAGCAAACAGACGGTAACAAATTCCGTTGAAAAGCGTCCGTAACTCCCATATATCAGAGTTTTCCAATTTCTTGAAAACGTCCTTTTCTATTAGACCACTCTGCACTCTACGAATATTATACGCTATCTTCTGCTGTGCCTTGAATGGCTGCTGCCTTACAAAACTGTTCGCCTCATCGCTTAGTATTATGGTTATCGTATGCCCGTCCATATCGTTTCTTGTTATATTTACAAAGATAATAATTTGTTTCCAAATTAGCAAACAATCGTATCTGTTTTTATTCTATTTTAGAAAAATTTCTCTCTCGGCTTGCCGTTCGTCTTACTCCACCCGGCATGAAAGCTCGGAGGGGAGATGTTCAGGAAATTGGGATCCGATATATTATAAACGTCGGTATCTCTTATGTTAATGCTTAAAATATTACGTTTCATATCGCCTTAAAATCCAATCGGCCTAAATTGTCATTTATAGACTTAATGATACTTTCCTGTATCAAGGTTCCGCATTGGGTTGTTAGTTGTATAAAGTGATCTGTATCATTATCTGATACAATTCCGTACTTGTTCTTCCAGTTGCAAAAAGAGTTCTCTATATCTCGCAATCCTGCCAACATGATTAATAACTCCCTTGTCTGTCCACTGATGACTGCGTTACGCATGGTATCGACGCTACGATGTTCGATTACTTCTACTGTCTGCTCATCTTGTTTTAATTCGGTTGTTTCCATATAAAAAAAGTTTATTGTTTAACGATGTTAGGAATAGCGGGAATCCTCCCGGACACGTCCGCTACCGGTGGGATAGCTTACTTTCACAAGCGGCTGCCCCGTCTATAATTTAACAAACATATAAAAGCACCCTATTAGGGTAGGGTAACCCGGAGCGGATAAACCGCCCCTTTGGATTTATAATAACTTTATGGTTATAGCTGATATTATGCCGAGAGTTTGGTATTGAACAATTCAATGACAAACTTTCTACCTGATTCGGTCCAATACATGTGCTCTCTTGATTTCTGTACTCCGTTATCCATATAAGGGTAGGGGACATGTTTGGTAAATCCTTTACTGCGGTATTTGGCCGTGAGGAAGTAAACAGAAGATTGTCTGTATTGAACTCCCCATTCACAGAGTAGTTTGTTCAGTTTTATAGCCGATACACCTAAGAATGCCGCTATCATGTTTGTCGTCACAAGTCCTTCACTCGACATGATTTCATCGTAACATTTACCTTTGGGGGCGAGGACCTTTATAGTATCGTCCTTTATTGATATTTCCTCGTCTTTTCTCTCGATGATAATTTGTTTCTGGGCATTTTCAGCTTCGAGCTGCTTTAATCGTTCTTCTCTTTTGGCAAGAGTGGCTTGTGCAATGGTTAGCGCACGTGCCATGATTTCTTCTGGTGTGTCTTCTTGCTTGGTGGAGATGTAGCCGCCTGTGGTACGTACTTCGTGAAGGATTTGTTTGACCCCTTTCTTGAATTGTTTGGCTATTGGCTTGCGGCTTTGCATAAGGACTTCGTATAAACCACCTTCGGTTAGGAACCAAACTTGTTGGTTTCCACCGGGGGTCGGAATAATGTTCCGACCCTTTTCATCATCATCTACAGATGCAACCAATTTGTTAAGGCTTGTTTTGTCGTAATCGATGCATTCTGCAATCTCTCTTGCAAGGAACATGGGATTTTCTGCTGTTCCGTAAACTGTGAATTGGTGTCCAAGCAATTCTGTTTGTTTTAGGACTTGAATTTGGGCTGCCATAAACTTGTAGCATTAAGTTGTATGATAGGCAGCAAAAAGCGGCCGCCATATACGCTGCTACAAGTTAATGGACTTCACCTCGAAAGGCTAATCTTTACTTACGTATAGGAGGCCGCCAATATATAAAAGTATAGGCATAAAAAAAGCCCAACTTTCTATTGAGCAAATTAACCGCTTGCCCTGCGAGATGATTAAGTTCATCAACTTGTAGCATTACAAAAGTATTGAATTTTACGAGGTAATGCTAATTATTGGGCACAAAATTATAGCATGGAATCTTGAAAGTATATGAATTTCATACATAATTCAACATTATTAACCTTTGAGGGCTATTATACGATTTCCTAAATCAGTGAATCGTAAGGCGAAATTCCGTTTAATGCACAATTACAATATATGCAAATAATGAAGTGCCCCCAAAAGTTGTAACAGAAAAGGTGAAAAGAAAGCGATGAAAAATTAATCTCACCGCTTTTTATATGCCTCAAAATAGACGTGTGTAAACAAATGCCAAATTAGAGTTGTACAAACATCAATTCTTTAAATCAAAGGAATTATCCGTATTTTATCGAGCAAGCCACAAACAAGGCCATAGCGCCGAATATGGCACTTGCTACTGCGATGACGGTAGTTATAATCCATTTCCAGTCTATGGGATTGCGCAAGTTAGGATTGGTGGCAAGATAAATTTTTCCATATTTCGTTATGCGGACATCTTCAAGTTCATGCCCCTCGTTCCATAGACCTTTGACAAGACCTAATCTTTCCAACGAGTCTACGCACGAAATGAATATATGGTGCGGATAAGTGTTTGGGCAGACAATCCCGCTGCTGATTAAACGCAACACTTGCTTCTCCTGTTTTGATAGTTTGATTTGCTTCATGGTTGCCACTATTTATCGTCTTTCCTGAATGGATTGAAATCTGGGTCTTCATCTTCATCGATAATGCCGTCAAGGTACATATTAGTATTGGCTTCATCTTGCCAACGCTCAAACACGGCACGGTCGGCCTCGTCCCAGCCGGTGCGTTCTTCGGGTGTCATAGTAGCACGCTGGGCTTCGATATGCTTGATTACTTCTTTTTCTTGTTTCCTTTCCTCATCAATCTCTTTAATTACTTCCTCGATAGAAGAATAACAGGATTTGGCATAGCAGCATTCTGTACCGCCATAGATAAAAGTAACGGTTTTTTCCGTTTCGCCGATTATTTTATATTTCTTCTTCATTGCTCTACAAGTATTATTCTATAAGTGCCATCTCCTTCTATCCTACGTTTCTTAACCAAGAACTTAGTTCCTTTGTCAAACAGAATTTCATGTTGATTTTCAAGTGTAAATATACCATTAAATTCTGATATTTTGCTGATATTGCGTCCGTTTTTGCTTTGTATCTCAAAGATTACACGCTTGTGACTCTTGGGTATTCCGGCACGTGATATGAACTTCATAGGTGTATCCATGTAAAGGCTGGACGAAATGAAACCCTTATCGGACACTACATCGCCGATATGGTCAAGGAACCGTTCTTGAAGTTTCTTTATGCTCATGGTCTCGCCACGATAAACAACACCTTCATATTTGGGGAGCCTTGATAAGGCTTGACTTATCAGACGGCTTGCCACGTCCACATATTCATCTTCCGTTCCATTGCGTAAACTGCGGTTAATTTCACGACTAGTAGCCCCCTTGTTGCCAGAGGAGATGGCTTGGGTATAGGCATTGACCGCAGCTTGCTGCACTTCGGGAATATGCGGATAGATCTTGTTGTAATACTCTACACGGCTCATAGCAAGATTTGTCCTGCGCTTTCGAACAAAGGTTTTCTCTGTCTTGTTATAAACATTTACCTTAAAGTCCTCACGAATATATTTATTATTATCACGAATAAAATAAGGTGCGCTGTCCCAACTCTTTGCTCGCTGTATATTTTCGTTTATCCACTTTTTGAAAGCGTCCGGTACGTCTTTAACTTCGTTCACGCTTGCTGTCGTGGCTTCACTCCGACCGTCCCATTCCCAAAATTCTTCTTCGGTTTTTAGAATGGGTATCTTGTAACACCGGCAAAGGGGATGCCAACCGGTCCATTGGAAGTCTTTCGGGTATTTTCCAGCTAGTATATCGCAAATGTCTTGGAAAGGCTTTCCGTTGCAAGTATGGTTGTTGCTTAATTTGATTTCATATCCCACCACGAAGTCCATCTGTTGCCAGCGTAGGTTTTCTGCTTGGCGGTATGCCATATTGATTTCGGAAGCAGCCAAACGGATAGAACGATACTCGCAATCCATTGCCCGTGAAGCTTTTCCGAACCTTTCCTTGTAATCTTTTTGTAGTTGCGGAAAATCGAGCAGATATTTGGAGATTTGCTTACTTAATGTAATTGCACTCGTACCTTTCTGAATGGCACATGATATGGCTTCTTCAAGTTCCTGTTTATACAGAGTCGATTGATTCCACAACTTATCTGATATGGTAAATCCTTTATCCTTACGTTGCTGAAACGCTTTCAATGCATCATTATTGGGCTGGTATAGGATTTCGTATTTCTCCTTTCCTATGGTTGCGCCATAAGTTTGCAATACTTTGTTGGCAAGAAGATCTTGAACTTCGTTGCTGTTTTTCCATTCTTCAGAAGTGCCACTATATATTACAGCTCCGATGTCCTCAACGAACCTTTCTTGTAAGTCTCTTATCCGTTTTCTTGTTTGGGGATAATCCGACCACATAAACGGCCTATCAATGGTAAAATCGGTAATTCCGACTATTTTAGCCGCCTCTAAATTCAAATCCTCGTATATGGATTCCACAAGCATGACGTATTTGGCGAGCCGTTTATTCAGCTCGCCGTACTTGCGTTTCTGATTTGGAGTTTTGGGCTTTGCCATTGCGTATTATTTATTTTCAACCCTGTCAGGTGCTGGCATTTCCAATAAACGAATAGCTTTAATTGTTTCTTTACCCTCTAGTATTGCTTTACATAAGCGGTGGTATCCATCGGCGATTTGTCCTACATCATCAAGAATAATAGGATATTCAAGAGAACATTGATTCACCCGTTTGCACTGAAATATAAAACTATGAAGTTGATTACACTCAAACGGCTCTGCTGTCAAGTCAATATTCCATAAGGGCATATCAAGTATAGGGTATTCTTTTACTTTTGCAAAGTCATAGAGTGTTTGGGCTGTCCAAATTTTATCTCCACGGTGGTATTCACTTTCAGCGAAAGTCATATTATCAACTGGAACTTTCATTTTACTGTTCTTTCTTGATGTACACTTTGATTTCACCTCTCACATGGATCTCGTCCCCAACCTTGCAGACTGTATATTCAATCAAATCTTTTTGATTGATGGAGTTGATGATTGACTTGCGTATCTCATTCTTGGTTTCACAGACAAGCATTTCAACAGCCTTACGGTTGGACCACCCTTCGTCAACTTTATTCTTCTTTCGGTAATCCTTGATTTCTTTTTTAGTCAGGACAAGGCAGACGCCAAGCTTCCTTGCTTCGTAGTTATCAACACTTTCAATATTGCTCAATCTTTCTTGTGGATTGATTTTATAAGATAACTTAATGAGCCACATTGAAATTCTTTTTCTCATAATGTTTCAGTATTTAAATTGCTGACTATCCGAATATATTGTCGACCCTGCTTTGTGAAGTGATAGTCTCCTCTTGCCGTATCTGTTCCAATGTAGCCTGCGCGTCATTGCTATAACCTGCCTGTTGGATAGATTCAAGCTGAGACATGACTGGTTTTCCGCCATTAAGTTTCAATAAGCGATCTGCTGTGGCATCTTCATCTTGTTGTATAAAGGGGGTAATGATATGTTCAATCTCTATATTATCAATTTCGCTTGCCCATGATGTGTTCATGTGCTTCAAAAATTCTTTGATGACACTTGCCTCACGTTCGAAAAGCTCAATCCATGAGCCGCTTTCGTCTCCAACCTTTAAGTGGGCGTCAGTCAAAAGCATTTGTCTGGCATCGTAACCTATGTTCCCCAAAGACTTCATGTTGTCAAAAGAAACGTCCGGCATCTGCGATTGCATCCAATAGAGTTTAAGCAGGGTTTCCACGTGATACTTCAATGCTTCGATAGATTGCGACCATGATACATACGATACGTCTCCATTATATTCCACACGGTAAACTCTACGGCTTTCTCCTTTATCTTCTCCACCTTTTATACCACCGGCTATTTTCAAAATTGGTGCTGAATTATAGGCAATCACGTCGGAGTTACGAGAAAGTGTATATTCCAATTCTTTGCGAATACGAGTTAATCCGTGGTATATAGGTACAGGTCTAAATGCGTATGCACCGGGTATTTTCATTAATCGTATTTGTTCAACAGTACCGACAGGTTCCCAACCTTTACCATTTTGTTTCCATTTATAATGTTTGTCCGATGTGTATGTCTCAAAATAAGTAATTACTTCGTCCTTTACCTTTTTGGTGTATTCAAAGGACATTGCAAGCATATCGTCAAGCTCGTCGATCAATGGATATAGTTTTACTCCCTCCATTGGCGAGTATGTCTTGCATTTTAGCTTATACTTACTATTAAAACCATATAATGTATTGGTCTTTTCTACTACGTACCAAATTGTGAAAATTTCGCATGAGGCGAAATACGCATTTGCACGTTTAATATTTTCTGTATCGATTCGGGCATACTTGTAAATTGCCTCTATAGCCTTTGCTATCTGTTGGCGGACTTCAAATCCTTCTGTGTTGTGGTAGATACGTTTTACAGGAATGGCAAACATGAACTCAGTCATACGCTTTGTAAGCAGCTTTTCAAGGCCAATGTAAATGCGTGATGCTTCTTCTTTTGTCCCGTCTTTGCGTATTTTATCTTTTCGTGTTATAGTATCTTTGGCTATTTCATGGAATGATGGTTCATACGCTTTAATAAGAAATTCCCATGAAGGAACACAAACGGATTTTCTTTTTAAGTCATTGATAATATTATCAACGGGTCGGGCACTGTTTAATATAGCGGTTATTTCGTCCATAGGCTTGTTTCGTATTACTTCATACGATTTTTTTTCAAAAATAGTAAAAGTGAATGAATTTCATATACTTTTAAACTATATTTCACACAGTATGTAGTCTACTGTATTTAGTCGCCGTATCTTATCTAAGTAATGGGATATGATACATCATCAGAAGAACAAGGCGGGTGAGAGCATTAGCTGTATCTTATCTAAGTAATGGGATATGATACATCATAGAGATGAAAAGAATGTTTAACTGTTTAGCTGTATCTTATCTAAGTAATGGGATATGATACATCATAGAGATGAAAAGAATGTTTAACTGTTTAGCTGTATCTTATCTAAGTAATGGGATATGATACATCATAATCACTGTAAGTTCAACATATCCAATTTTATTAAGATAGTTCAGTAGTGGAAAATCCCTACCGTTAAGGGCGTACAGCCGCCCCGATGTTCAAGTTTATTATTCCTGCTTAATTAGATGAGCAAGCTCTATCTCCAAGCATTTGTTCATTACTCGTTGGGCATCGATGATGTTCTTGTGCCTGTTATTGAGTTGTTTTAGGACTTGGTTTTGCATCTCTACATTTTCTTTTTCCACTTCTCCTTTTTCAATCCGTTCCAGCAGGTCTGCTATGAAATCTTCCATATTCACATTCCCAATTTGCTGGAATACAACTTTCTGTTGCAATACATTCTCCATGATTTTATCATTTTATAGTTAGATTTATATTATTCATTTTGGCTTTATATTCTATCTTAGTTTTAAGCCCGTAGTATGACCAGTTACGCAAGACGAAAGGTATACCCTCTGTGTTTTCCTCTTTTGCATCTTTTTCACGTTGTATTTGGTTAAGTAGAATGATCTCATCGCAACGGTTGTTTACGGCGTAATTAACTAACATACGACTGTATGTGTGTAGTTTTGTGTCAACATAGTGTTTCTCTTTTTCGTGGAAGTGGTTGAGAGCCTGAACTTTTCGTTTGCGTCCCTTCCCTCCTGTGGTGTATTTGTTCTCGATCTGGCAACGTTTGAGGGATTCCTGTATTTGACGACGACGATAGTTAAATTCTTCTTTCGTGCCTATTTCATATAACTTCATTTTGTCGATGTCGTTGTTTACCTTATCGGAAACAAAACAACAGATTGGGTTGAATACTCCAAGAAAAGCATACAATTTTTTACCCTTTATAGGGCTATTTTCAGATTTGGGAATATCTACACATAATAGTAAGAATGTTTTTCCATCATTTATCTGTATGGAAGATGTTACCATCTTATATTCTCCTTTTAGTATACGTTCGACAATTACACGGTTGTTGCTTCTATCCCTACCGAATCGCATTTGAAACGGTATTCCAATGAGTGTAAAGAAACACCCGTTTCTCGTGATTCCATCTCTTGAGATGTATTCTTCAAAACGCATATTGGTAAATCTGTCGGCTTTGAAAGGGACAGGCATGTTGCTTTTATAGCTACGTAGTGACTTATCCCATGTTCCTCCATTTTTTTTGTCATCTTGATACATCTTTCTGACGTTTTGAATGACGCATGACACCATTCCCATATCAGCACTTCCTTTAAATGTTTGACTCGCTACAACATATGGTGCATTATTACGTGAAGATTTATCTCCTTTTACTCCGAGAAACGTAATAATTTCCTTATCTGTGTCGGATAGGTAGGGCATCGTATTATCTAGCGCAAAGAGATGAGAAGCGCACATGTTAGCTACTTTAACAGCTATATTGCGGTTATCGTATAGTTTTTTCAAATATAACTTCTTCAAATCTTTGTCACTTTCGCAAACAAATATTTCTATTTTTCTTGTTATTATCATAGATGATTACCTATTACTTACTGATTTCAAATATTTTTACATGATTTGGTTTGTAATACATTATCAGTAATTTTGTTACCGGTACTATCAAATACTTCTATAGTTGGTCTACCTCCGTTATCAATAGGAGAAATAGCCTCTGATGTTTCATATAAAGTTTCTCCGTCTGTAACCATTATCTGCTTGTCATCTTCAAAACAAAGTACATCTTCACCTCCCCATGATTTTATTATTTCTAACGCTTCTTTATAACTTTCTGCTTCGATAGAAAACTGAGTACGCTCCCAACATGTTACTTTGCGGTCCTGATAAAAATCAAATGTTTTCATTGCTCTTATGTAATATATCTTATTTTATTTCACTTATTGTAAGTTCTGGATATTCTGCTCCTCTTGCATTTTCCAAAAAAATCATTGTGTTGCAAAAATCAACTGCTTCTTCGTATGTTGCAAACTTAAATGTTACACTTGAACCTTTCTTTGATACTTGGTATTTCATCGTTCTTGTCTTTTAATTATTAGTAATATTGGTTTGTTTTAGTATTGTAAAGATACTCATTATCAGCGAGTTAACCAAATATTTACAGCCTTATTTTGCTCATAATCAGGAGTTTAACTTTTGGTAACTTTTAAGTTCCCATTTATATCCTGCTTCGTCCCATTATAAAATCTCATCATGTTTATTCTTGTATTAATTTTTTGCTTAATATTTTTCTTTTTGAGTTGTTCACCCCACTGATAGGCTTCCTCAATGACACTCTTGCAATGTTTCTTCTCCCAATTTTCGCAGAAAGGATATGACTTGTATATACTCTCAATCATGTTTCAAATAATTTTTTATAACTCATATTTTACTCCTAATTTTCATCAAATATGCTTTCGATTTTTTCGTTCACCCTGTCACATGTATCTCCAAAGGAAATGGCAAAAGATTCGTCGCCTACACGGTCTATGATGGATCGCAGGTCACGGGCGATGTGGTTGAACGACCGCAGTTCTTCCAGCATAGGGAGGGTAACAGTGCCGTCATATTTTTTCAGTAGCGAAAGTAAATCGACGGCGGAGGATTCTGCAATGTCCGCCAACACTGGGATTTTTCTCAGGAGGCGATTACATTTATCTTTGTCCTCTTTGCTCATGGTGTCGGTGATTGTTTTTGCCGTGACTTGCTCACGGGTTTGTAGTAGCCGGTCGTATTGCCTTCGTAAGTTGTCAAACAGAGCGAAGTCGCCCCTTCTCAGAGCCTTCTCCATCTTCCGGCTGTACTCCTCTTTCAATATTTCAATGTCCATGATTTACTTGTCTTACACAATTATTTCAATATCAACTCTCTTGGTTCTTTATCTTCCCATTTTACTTCTGGGAATAAACTGTCACTTAATACAACAACAGTAGTATTTTTATCTTTAAATCCCCATGTATACTTACGTTTAAATGGTTTAGTTGAGTACATAAACAATTTTCCACTTTCGTCCCTTGCTATCCACATAACTTGCTACTCCTTAATAATTTTATCATTTATAATAAACTGACCTCTAATTTCTGTCGGCAAAATATTCGTGATATTCGCTCTATGTTCTTCACCGTGCATAGATTTGAGCAACGGGTGTATTTCTTTGGGCATAGGAGCGGGACAATCTTCGCAATGTACTACCATTTCAAAATGTTGTTTTTGTCCATTCTTGTCCTTACTACCACAGCATTCACAATGAATAGGATAATAGAAATAAGTCCTTTCTAATGGTGCTTCTTTGCCACAGATTTCACATTTACCAAATTCAATTTCTCCCATGATTATTCCAAAGTTTAACTAATTGTTTTTCTGTATATGGTTCTTTTATACCCATATTTGCATTCACATACCATATTCCTATGGAATCAATGAGTATGAATCTATTTACATCTACCCGGTATATCTCATTATCGGGGTATGCTTCCTTTACAGCAGTTGTACAGTCTCCATTTGTATAGCAGCTTGTTAGTATAAGCGATACTAATAAAAGCAATAAAAATTTCTTCATATTTACTCCTCCCACTCGATTTTAACGGTATCAACATAGTCAAATCCTACTACGGAAGATTTTTTTGCTTCCTCTTTGGTCGGGTAAATACTTGCCATGCAAGGGATTTTCTTTCCTACATTATATGATTTATATACATTCACCCACCCCTCTTTCTTCTGGGGGAACATCATGAGGTCGTATTTATCAATCTGGTCGACAAAAAATCTACCATTTTCAAGATATTGCAAAACAGTTTCTTTATTACAATCGTATATTAAAGCAACAATTGGTTTATTACATTTTGCGTCAAAGCAAATAATCCTCGCCTTTCTCCCGTCTCTTGTGCAAACTGGCTTGCCAGCTTTGGCTGCTTCGAGGTCAAAGGGTTTAAAATTCAATTTCTTTTCTTCCATATCTTCTTTGTTTTGTTTGATTTCAATTCTTAATATACAGTTTGCATAATAACACATTCGTGTTTTATAGTCACGAATAGAATTAGGCTGTTTCTCGCCAGATAATGTTTGCATTAAATGGCCATTGCTCATATACGGCTCTCCGACCTTTTCAAGTTTCTTGAAGATTACAGATTTACCATCTTTTCTATAACATGATAAACATTCTCCTCTTATCTCAAATACATCACTACAATGAATATCACTCTTGGTAGCTAAATCACAATTCTCACATCCAAGAGATTTTGTATGAATACACTGATACCATTCTCCGTTGTACTCAAATATTTCTCCTACTTTTCTTTCCATATCTTACTGTATTTTAATCGTTCAAATTCTATTATCTCCTTATCCCATAGTTGGGCCACGAAATGTTCTAACTGGCAGCCTTTGGATTTTTCCCAACAGGGACAAAGGCATATCGCATCGCATTCCATTAGTGCCTTTATATCGTTTCCCAGAAGTTCATGATAGGGTTTGTCCAAATCGGGGTTTACATCGAAGTCTATCGGTGTGACGACACGGTAGCCTTTCATTTCGAGGACTCCCGAAACGTATAGTATCTCGCTTTCCACTTCATCGAAGTCCCTGCCGGTAATGGGTAGGGAGATGTAGATTTTCTTTTTACTCATAATACAACAATGTTAACTAAACTATTAAAAGAGTTAATTTGATATTTGATAACTAAATATCGAAGTCGATTTGCATCGAACTTGATTCGGAACATTAATACCTCCGATCCGGCTTGCCCTTAATCGTTTCATGATTATCCCGCCACTCCTCAAAAAGTTGTAGCATATAATCAAATGCCTCTATTTTATCTACTTCCATAATTTCACTTTACCAGTTCGAAATCATACACAAATACATAGGGGTTTCTCTCCCATGTGCCTTTACCGCTTACTT